CCGCGGCGCCCGCGGCGCCCGCAGCGCCCGCAGCGCCCGCAGCGCCCGCGGCGCCCGCCGAGCCCGCGGCGCCCGCAGCGCCGACAGGCGACGAGCCCCCTGCGTGGTTGGCCGGGCTCCCGCCGGAGGCGCAGGAGCAGTTCCAGCGTCTGCGCAATGACAGCGCCGAGGCCCAGCGGATTCGTGCCGAGCTCCAGCAGCTCCAGGCCAACTACGGCTCTCTGTACAACCGACTGGCCCCAACCCAGCGCGAGCTGGATCAGCTGCGCCGGCAGATGCAGAGTCGCGGCAACCAAGGCGGGGAGCCGCCGGCCCCGGCGCTGTCGATGGAGGCGTGGTTCAAGCGGCTGCCGAAGGCGACGCAGGAGTTCTACACCCAGTACCCCGAAGACCGCGATGCGGCCTTCGAGGCCGCGCGCGCTGCGGTCGAGAGCGTCGCTCTCCACCTGCGCAACGAAACGGAAGAGCGCTTCGCTCGTATGCGGCTCGAAAACGAGCGTCAGCAGCTCGCGGCGAGGCACCCCGACTACCCGCAGTACGTCCAGCGCCAGGATCCGCGCACGGGCCAGTGGTACAACCCCACCCCGCAGGCACAGGACTACTGGAGCTGGGTCGAGCGGCAGCCGGAGCACATCCAAGCGCTGGCTCTGGGTCAGACCGCGGCCGAGAACGCCGACGCGTTGACCCTCTACAAGTGGGAGAAGGACAACCCGAACTTCCAGACCACCCTCCAGATGGAGGCGTACCAGCGCTGGGCTGCAGCCATGCCGCCCCGCTTGACCGAGATGGTCTACTCCCCCAATCTTGACGAGCGCCTCACCGTACTCTCGTACTTCTGGCGGGACTACAACGAAGCGACTCAAGGAGCTGCGCCGCCGACCCCCGAGGCGGCTGCGGCCCAACAACTCGCGGCTCGCCGCGAGCGACAGGCGGAACGCGTCGCGCCATCGCCCCGGGGAACGCCAGCGCCGGCTTCGACCGCCGCAGGAGCGTTCGACGAGGATGCCGCGATTGAGGACGTCTTCCAGCGGATGAAAGCCCGCGGGCATCGGGGATAACCCTCAATCGCACATGGAGCGAATGCTATGAGCATGACTCTGTACCACAATGGCTACAACCCGGCGAACAGCACCGAGCAGTACGCGGTGATGCTGGACATGCTGGAGCGAGCCGAAGCCGACAACGTCCTCGACATCGCGTTCTCCGAGGTCACCCACGCCAAGAAGAAGGGCCGATCTGTTCGGTTCTCGCGCTGGGCGATTCCGGCGACCAACACCACCCCGGTGGCGGAAGGCATCAACAACACCGCACGCTCGCTGGTGCCGGAAGACATCTTCGTCACCATCGACGAATACTCCGAGACCTTCGCCTACTCGTCCCAGGCCGCGGATCTCGATCCGCTCGACTACGCCAAGGGCGTCGCCGAAGTCGGCTACGATCTGGTCAAGCTGGACCGCACCGCGATCCGCTGGGCCACGATGATCGCGGGTACCCAGCGCATCTACAACTCGTCCGCGCACACCTTGCGCACCCAGGTCAACGGCGTCATCACCGGCGGCCGTCTGGATCAGGCGATCACGATCCTGCGCAGCGCCAAGGCGAAGCCGTACAGCGACCTCAAGCTCGGCAGCAACCGCATCGGCACGACCGGCCTCATGCCGTCGTTCCTGGCGTTCGCTCACGAGCACCTGCGCCCCGACTTCGAGAAGATCCCGGGGTGGCAGCCGGCGTCGCAGTACCCGTCCGACGTGCGCCTGAACGCCTACGAGGCGGGCTCGCTGGCGTCGGGTCGCCTGCGCGTGATCCTGTCGCCGGAGCTGGAGCCGATCGCGGATGCGGGCGCTTCGAAGGGCTCCGCGAACCTGCGTTCGACCACTGGCACGAGCGTGGACGTGTACCCGATCGTGATCGTCGGCAAGTACGCCCTCAAGTCCCTGTCGCTCCGCGGCAGCGGTGCCCGGGGCTCCGGCAACCTCGACACCTACACGATCAACGGTCCGGACCGCGTGGACCCGGCGAACCTCACCCGGTACTGGAGCGCTCACTGGTACGACGCGAACTTCATCGCCCACGAGCTGTGGATGATCCGCGTCGAAGTCGCCTGCACCGCGGCCTACCAGTAACCCAACCAACCCATAGAGGGGCGGGCCTCCCGCCCCTCTGACTGAGGAGAGATTCACATGGCAAACGCTCACTACTACGCCTCGGGGTTCCAGTCGAACGGCACGGCCACCGCGGCCCCGACCCTCTATTACGGCAGCATTCCGCGACTGCAGCCTGGCCAGATCGGCTTCTACGACGCCGTCCTGGCTGCGCCGGCTGCCGTGCTGGCCACCACCGATACTTGCTACCTCGCGCGCATGCCGGCCGGGCATATCCCGCTGAAGGTCGAGCTGGATCTGGACGGGGATCTCGACACCGGGGCCAACACCCTGGCCGTCAAGATCGGCACGACGGCTGACGACGACCTCGTCGTTGCGGCGGCCGTGATCGGCAACGGGGACCGGCACTACGAGTTCCCGACCAACACGGCAGGCGGCTCGGCCTATGGCGACACCACGTCAGCCAAGGCGCTTCGCACGACTACGGCTCCGTCCGCGGACTACAACCTGCTGATGGTCCCGACCGCGGCGGCCACCACCGGCTCCACGGGTACGACCTACGTGCGCGTGTGGTACGGTGCGCCCGCCACCGTGCTGGACGACAACGACGGCCCGGCCGCCGTCGCCGGCACCCAGTAACACTGCCTGACCGCCTGAGTGAAGTGACAGCAGGGGCTGCCGGTCGCAAGGCCGCCAGCCCCCTTCCCCAAACCACCGAGGATTCAAGATGACGCCCGAAGAGATCAGCGCCAAGCTGCCGGAATGGCTCGCAGCCAACTTCGTCGGCCGCAGCAAGCCCGAGCTGCGCATGGTTTGCCAGCACTTGGAGATTGGAGTGTCCCCGTCGGACTCCATCGACTCCATGACGCGCAAGCTGCTGCAGCACTACGACCGCTGGGACGCCGGCGTCGACGGATCCACGCCGCCGGCGCGCGCCGGCGCGATGGTGGGCCTGGAAGCCCGCATTTCCGCCGGGGTGAAGCGCGCGGCGAAGGTGAAGCCCGCCGCGACCGGCCCGGTCCCGTTCGGCTCCGGCAGCCGCCGGCCGCCGCGCCTCACCAGCCTGACCAAGTGGCAGGGCCAGCGTTTCCGCATCCGTGCGCTGCCCCAGGATCAGCAACGCGGCGGCGCCCGCCGCATCCCGGTCGGCTGGGAGGGGGAGGTCTTTTTGCTTGACCCGAAGCTGCCCTATCAGGACGTCCCGGCGCCCATCTTCTACAACGTCGCCGACTCCCAGGCGAAGCAGCTGATTCTGGAGTGGAACAGCCAGACCAAGGAGATGGACCGGGATTGGCACGTCTACGCCCGTTTCCCGATCCAGTTCATGGGCCCGACGCCGGGCACCGAACACCTGCCGTCGAGCCTGAGCGACTGGCTGCAGCGCGATGCGCAGGCCCACGATCTCTACGCCAACGAGGGCCGCGACACGCTGGAGCGCGTCTGGGGCATGCTGACCGATGGCGCCCGCCCCAACGACCGCGACCGCGACCGCGAGATCGGCTACTGGCGCCGCGAGATCCTGCAGCTCCTGGGGCTCACCCCGGAGCAACTGGAGCCGGTGCAGGAAGAGGCTGAGGCGTGAACATCCTGGCCATCGCACAACGCGTCCACCTGCTGACCGGGCTGGGCTCTCGCGGCAACACCGCGAAGCCCGGCACGGTGCCGACGACGTTGGCTGGCCAGACCGACGAGCTCGCGGAGCTGGTCGAGTGGGTGTTGATGGCGCTGACCAATTTCCAGACGATGCACAAGTGGGGCTGGCTGATCCAGCAGGGCACGCTGGCCTTCACGTCCGGGGACTCGACGGTCGTTCCGACCAACGGCATCGCCGACTACCGGGAGTGGGCCCCCTTCAAGCAGGGCGGGCGTCGGTATGTCCTTCGCTACCTGACCGCGTCCGGCGCGACCAGCACCAACCTGCCGGTCTACTTCATGGAGTATGCCGACTTCCGCGGGCTGCGCGACCGTTCGCCGGTCGCCACCGGCGCGCCGATGTACTTCACGATCCACCCGGATCAGACGTGGGAGGTCTACCCGACCCCCGACGCGAATTACACCCTGAAGCTCGATTACCTCTGCAAGCCGAAGATCTACACGACCAGCGACGGGACTCTCAACTTCGAAGACTGGCCCTCCACCGGCCGCGGGCTTCCGACCGAGTTCCACGAGGCCATCGTCTGGTACGCGGTTCGATACTGGGCGGAAACGCGGAAGCAGCTGGACACGTTCCAGATTGCGGACCGTCGGTTCAATGAGCTGATTCGACCGATCAAGGCAAGGTATCTCCCCGCCGCAAGGATCTGACGTGGCCGCAAAACAGCAGGTAATCCCAATCACCGGCGGCCTCGATCTCGCAACCGACAAGCTCTCCGTAGATCCGGGCACCGCGCAGGCGTGCCTGAACTACGAGGTCGGGCTGAATCGCGGGATCCGACGCATCGACGGGTTCAGCAGGTGGGATGGTCGCGTGAACGTGACCGGGCTGACCGAAGTCGTCGAGGTCTACCAGAAGGATGGGTCCGGCACCTCGTTCACGCTCGGGGAGCGCGTCAGCCTCAAGGGCGGCAGCATCCAGACGGTCTACGGCACCGTCATCTCGGTGGTGGACCAGACCGGGTTCTTTGAAGAGCACACCGTCCAGATCGCGTTTTTGTCTGGCCCGACCTACGTCCCGAACATCGATGAGGTGACGGGGCTCGCCAGCGGCTATGTGTGGTCCTCGTCCAACATGGACGCAACGGTCGCGGTTGCGGACGCCGAAGCGACCTATTCAGCTTACCAAGACCTTGTCACCGCCATCCCTGGCGACTCGGTGACGCGAGTCCCGGGGCTGCACTTCTACAACGACAAGCTCTTCGCTGTCGCCGACCTCGTCGCCATCCAGCTGACGCCGAGCGCGGCGCCGATGCCATTGGAGGGCGCGCCGATCTACGCCGATCGGCAGACCGCCATTGACCCGATTGGCACGCTGGCCCTGGCACGTACTGTTGACGGCACGCCGGCCGACGTCATCTGGGAGTTGTTCGACTACGATTTCAGCTCCGACCTCCCGGTGAACACCGAACTGTATACGCCGGTGGCGTCGCTGAACCTTGTCCGGAACGGCAACTTTTTCACCGCGGTTGCGACGGCGACCGACTGGACGACTCCGTTAGCCGGCTGGACCTACAGCACTGGGGCTGCGGGCGTAGCTACGGCCGCCGCAGGTGCGGTTCCGCTGACCCATGCTTTGGCCGCCACCGCGGGCTACAGCTACGAAATCACCTACACCATCACGGTCAGCGCTGGCCAGATCACATCGGTGGGTATCGGCGGTGCGACCAGCACCTCTCCGCGCACCGCCAGCGGCACGTACACTGACACCCTGACCGCTACGAGCGCGGGCGTTCTGACGATCACCCCTGACGCCGCTTTCATCGGCACGGTGGACGACGTCTCGGTCCGCATCGTGGCGCGAGACCTGGTCAACAACGGCACCTTCACGCTACCCATCACGGAATGGACGGCCGGCGCCGGGTGGACTACGGCCGGCGTGGCCACCGCGACCAACAGCACCCTGACGAACAGCCGCGCTGCAGTCAACGGATTGACCTACCGGCTGCAGTACACGCTGACGCTGTCCGCCGGCACGCTGCAGCCGACGTTTGGCGGCACGACCGGCACCTCGCGATCGGCCAGCGGCACCTACGCGGAGTACATCACGACGACCGGCGCCGGGCAGCTGATCTTCACCGGCACCGGGTTCACAGGCACCGTGGACAACGTCAGTCTGATCGTTGTCGACAAGGTCGGCGAGGTGGTCGACCACGTTGCACCTCAACGCGCAACGCTCTACTGCGCAGACTGGGACGGGGCGGGCGGGTGGACGCGCCAGGATCTCGGCCGCCAGCTGGAATATGTCGAGACCAATGCCACCGACCCGGACGCTTTTTTCCTGAGCTACGTCCGTCGCGGCTACCTCTCGCAGATCGATGACGCGGAAGTGTTGAATACCGACTGGGTCGGATCCGACACCTTGGCGGAGGACATCGGCGGGGGTAGTACGACGTGGAGCGGGCTCGATGCCGGCAACCTCCAGGCCGACGATCTCTCCGAGGCCGGCGACAGCGGCAGCTCCCTCGCGGTTCGCACCAACACACTGAAAGCAACCTTCAGCGCCGAAGCATTGCAGATCCCCGCAGGTGCGCTGGTTCGCGGGATCGAGGTGCGCGTCTACCGACGCGCCCAAACGGGCGCACGCGAAGAGCTGGTCACCATCGGGTGCACCAGCACGCCGACGCGCAGCAACAAGGCTGACGGCTCGCGCTACCTCCCTGTGGTCGCCGCTGGCGGCGCTGGGCGCGACCAGACCTATGGCGGGTCCACCGACGTCTGGGGTAACGGTCTGACAGAGCTGAAGCCGTCGGACATCAACGACGGTGGGTTCAACGTCCAGCTGGCGTTCCGTCTGCAGGGCGGGGCGCTCTGCAGCACATTCGTCGATGCGGTGCAGGTCAAGGTCTACTACCAAGAGCAGACCCGCAAGGCCTTCGTCAACAACTCCGGCGGCAGCCCGTGGGACCAAGAGATCGAGGTGATCCACTACACGGTCTCGGACGGCACGGCGACGGCCGGTGGTAGCCCGGGCAACGGCGATCGCCGCGGCCTGCTGGTGATCAACTCCAGTATCGGGACCGCCTATGGGCGCCCTTGGCTGTTCGGCCCGGACATGGGCATCTACACCGAGGACGACCGCGGTGGCGCGCTGCTGGCCTACTGCGCCAGCACTGACGAGCCGATCACCCTGGCGTCCAGCTACGCGGTGGCTGCCGAGGATGCGCGCTACGTGTTCAACTCGGCCAACCCATACGCCAGCGACCGCTACGACGTCACCTTCATCGTCAACGGCGCCGAGCCCGGGCACATGTTTGACGGCGAGTACATGCTGCCGATCCAGACGGGCCTGTTGACCCAGTTCGAAAAGCCGCGGCACGTCGTCTGGGCGGGCAACTACCTCGCCATGGGCTACCGCACCGGCTCGATCTCGATCTCGGACCTCGGCGACCCGCTGACCTACCTCGGTGCCGCCTCGCTGGCGGCCGAGATCGGCGCCAGCGACCGCGTTACCGGATTGGTGAAGCTGAAGGGCGACAGCCTGGGCGTGTTCACCGAGTCGACCATTTTCGCGATCCAAGGCACCGACCCCAGCACCGGGCTGACCCGGGTCGGCATCTCCTCGTCGTCCGGCGCGATCGAGTACAGCGTGCTGGACATCGGCCAGCCAGTCTTCCTCGACTTCGGCGGCCCGGCTACGCTGGCAACCACCGATCAATACGGGGACTTCAGCGCCGGTCGACTGGTCGAGGGGGCGACGCCGTGGTTCATCGACCGCCTGCAGCTGCCTACGCGCAACCAGACGGTCGACAAGACGTTCATTGGCGGCTACGTCATGCGCAACAAGCGCCAGTGCCGCTACGTGTTCAGCGACGGCTGGCAGGCCACGCTAACGTTCACGCCGACGGACGGGGTGGTGGTGACCACGCAACAGTTCTACGGGGCGTGGAACTCCCGGGACAACTCCGCCATCAAGGTGCTCGGGCTGTGTCATGGTACGTCGTCTACCGGCCAGGATCTGGCCTTCATGACGTTCGACTACGACCCGAACCATTCCCGCTATCGCTACGTGTTCCAACTCGATTCTGGCCGGTCGTTCGATGGCGAGGAGATCATCGCCCAATGGACCAGCCAGCCGTTGCAGCTTGGCCCGCCGTTCTACCGCAAGCAACTCGACCAACTCGGGGTTCACGGGCGTGCCTTCGGCTATGCGCAGTTCAAGGTCTTCAAGGGCTTCGACTACACCACTCCGGTCAGCGACGAGACCCAGGGCGTCTCCGCTACGGGCACCCTGTACAACTTCGGTGTCTCCGGTGAGACCTCGGTCTCGGAGCTCCCGTACAAAGCGATGCACACGTTGCGCGGCGAGGGCGAGGATGTAACGATCCTGATCGAATCGATCAGCGCCAGCATGCTGCCGCACACGATCCAGAACCTTGTTGTCCGGTTCCAACCGGAGGATCCGAAAGCATGACCGCCGTCTATGACCAGAACACTGGCCAGTGGACCCAGCGCCCGGCGCATGAAGGCCCCGTCACCGGCGGGCTGATGCGCTCGGGCGCGATCTACCTGCGCAAGCCCGGCGCCAACGAAACTGTCGCCGGCAACGTGAAGACCCTGCAGTCGTCCGGCAGTCCGCTGATGCAGATGGCTGGCAAGCAGGGCGAAGCCTTTGTTGCGCGTCGCGGGCTGCTGAACTCGTCGATGGGTGCACAGGCCAGCCAGCAGGCGATGATGCAGGCGGCCCTGCCGATCGCGCAGGCGGACGCCCAGATCCAGGCCCAGGCCAGTGCGCAGAACGCCGAGGCGCTCAACGCCGCGGCCATCGCCGAGCTCAACCGGCAGACCGCCAGCGCCCAGGGCGGCGGCGTCCAGATCGGCCCCAACCAGCTGGATGCCGACATCGAGTTCGAGCGCCAGAAGGAGATCATGCGACTGGCGTCTGAGCTCAACATCAGCGAGGCGGAAGCCGGGCGCGTGTTTGAGCGTGAGATGACCCTGGGCGAGCGCGACTGGCGCAGCCGTGAGTCCGGGCTCGACCGCGGACTGAGCCGCGAAGAGTGGGCCGCCCGCAGCGCCGAGGCCGATCGCGATCGTGGGTGGCGCAGCCAGGAGTCCGAGCTGGACCGCGGCTTCGGTCGCGAGACTCGGGCCTGGGAGCGCGAGAATATGAACAGCGAGCAGCGATTCTCGATGTTCCGCGACATGATGCAGATGATCGGCGGGACGCTGTTCTCCGACCCGTCTTACTGGCGCGATCAGAACGGCGCGAGCGGGTTCATCAACTTTTTCTCCGGCGAGTTCGGCAGCGTCTTCGACCGATTCTTCGGACGTAATGGTGGAGGTGGCTGATGTCTTGGTGGGAGATTGCTGCGCAGGCTATCGGTAGCGCGTTGAGCAGCCGCAGCGCAAGCAAGGACAAGGACCGCCGCACCAAGGAGAAGCGGCGCTCGGCAGAGCGGATGGAGCGGATGCAGGCCGCCAACCGTCGCGCCGAGCTGGAGGGCGCGCGCCGGTGGGATCTGGAGGACCGACGCTACCGGGAGGAGGCCATCGGCGGGTTCCGGTCGCGGTCGCGCGGGCAGTATTTCTCGCCCGAGTACACCGACACCAACCCCTCGCGAATCGAGACCCCGGTCCTTCCGGAAGATAAACCCGCAACCCCGGCCCCGGGGTTGATGCAGATGGGAGGAGGGTGAGATGACGCCGCAGCCGGGTTCGATGACTGCCGAGGATGCGCTGAACGCAGCCCTCCAGATGCTCGTCTCTGAAGAGTTCGCGCCGGCCATCATGACGGCGTTCGAAGGCTCGAATGATGTCCCGACCGCCGTTGCTTTGTTGGTGTTTCCGATCGTTGTGCGGATGCAGCAAGAGCTGGACTTGCCCGAGGAGGAGATGTTCGGCACCGAAGAGGGCGACGGGATCGTCGCCTATCTGGTGCAGGAGCTGATCAACATCGCAGGCGAGTCCGGCTACCTGCCCGAGGAGGGCGACGAAGCGATGGCCCGACAGCTCGGCGAAGCCACGTTCTCGAAGCTCGGCGAACTGCTCAACCACGCGAAGGGCGCGATGGGCGGCGGCGGTGAAGCGCTGATGCAGCCAGGGGCTCCGATGCCCCAGGCCCAGGCGCCCGGTGGACTGATGCAGGAGGCCTCGTGAGCTTTCTCGAAAACTTTGCCGGTAGCTTCCTGACCGGCCTGGGCAACGAAGGCATGCGTCGGGCTGACGAGGAGCGCCAGCTCAAGTTGCAGGAAGCGCTGGAGCGCCGCCGCATCCGCATGCAGTACGAGGCCAAATATGACCTCGAGCCGCAGGCGCCGACACCGTTCGGCGCGCCGGTGCAGCGCGGCCCAGGCAACTGGATCCAGCAGACCAAGGTGCCATCGCGTGCGCAGTTCGGAGAGGACGATCGCATCGTCCAGCCCTCGCTGATGCAGGAGGGGCCGGAGTACACCGTGCCCGACCCGTACGCGCTGGATCCGAAGGATGCGGCGATGATGGACTACCGCGAGCGCCAACTGGCGCAGCAGGCCGAGCTGAGTCGGGAGCGGTCCGCGGCCTTGCGCGCCCGAGGTAGCGGCGCTGACCGCCCCATGGGCGAGGCGGAGCGCCGTCGGCTGGAACTGCAAGAGCGGCGCGAGAACCGGCTATCGCGAGGCGGGGCTGAAGACTCGGCTCCGGCGTCCAGCACGAAATATTCGAAGGCTCTTGAGGCGGAGCGTACGCGCGCCTCGCGCTGGGCCGACAGCCAGATGAAGCGTTTTGAGAAGATGGACCCCGCCAAGGCGCTGTCCACGATCAAGAGCGAAACCGGGGTGACCGCCCCGACGCTTCCAGCGTACCGTGAGCTGCTGATCCAGCAAGCGATGGCGCCCTGGGAGAAGGAGAACCCGGCGCCGAAGTCCGAGGGGGTGGCGCCAAAATCGGAAGGGCTGCAAGACCCACCGCCCGAGCTGCTCGATGAAGCCAAAGCTGCGATCGCTCAAGGCAAGTCCCGGGCCGCGGTTATTCAGCGCCTCAAGGAAAACGGCTACAGCGCCAAAGGACTCTAATGGGCCTGTTCGACGATCTGCCAACGGCGCGCCGCGGGGGCCTATTCGACGGTCTTCCAAATGCGGAATCCCGTGTCAGCACGGGGCTCTTCGACGACATCCCGGCCGACTCCCGCACACCCACGCGCGGGCTGAACCGACGCGGTCGGCGCACGGAGCAGACCAACGAGCAGCGCGCCCTTCGTCAAAAGCGCATGGAGGAAGAGCAGGCCCGTAGTCTGCCGCCGCCGGTTCGCCTGAGCCGCCGGGCGCAGGAGGCGGCGGCCGGGTTTGAGCAGATTGCTCAGGCTGAAGAAACCGATGCGCCGCTGGCCTACCAGCTTGCGCGCGGCGTCGGGTCGCTCGGGGAGGCCGCGGTTCAGACCTATGGCTGGCTGCGGGATCTGCCGGTCCGTGCGCGCAACGCCCTGGGTGAAGCGGCGGGGGTGGAGATTCCCGAGTCCGGGCGCCCGGACAATGCCCAGCGCATGAACGAACTGGCGCTTGCGATGCGCCAGACCAAAGACGAGTTGTTCCCCGCGCCGGCGGCCATCGTACGCCAGGACGTGGAGCTGGGGCAGCAGCGCAACCGCGGGTTCATGGGGCAGCTGGCCGCATACGTCAACGACCCTGGCGACCTCGTCGCCACGCCGCTGCGCGCCGCCGAGATGCTGACCATGTCTGCGCCAGCAGTTCGCGTTGCGGGCGCGGTAGGCGGCGGCGCAGTTCTCGCCGGCGGCAGCGCCGGCGTGGACGCGGGTCAGCAGTTTGATGAAGAGCTCCGCGCCGGAATCATCACTCGATCGCCGGAGTTCATGCAGCTGGCCGATCGGTACGGGGAAGACGCAGCGGTCCGCATGCTGCGAAACGACCGCATCAACCGGGTCACGGAGGCCGCAGGTGCGTTTGGTGCGCTGGCCGCCGGCGCAACGTCGCGCCTCGGTCTCAACCCGGTGGATGACCTGCTTGCAGGGCGCGCGGCAAAGACCGCAGGAACAGCGCGCAGTGCGCTGGGCTCCGGGGCGGCGGAAGCCGCCGGCGAGTTCGGTGAGGAGTACGGCACCCAGGTCGCCACCAACGTCGGCGCTCGGCTGACGGGCAGCAACGTCGATCTGACCGAAGGAGCTGCGGAGGCAGGCGCCGGCGGGCTGGCGCTCGGCGGAATTACGGGCGCAGGTGTCGGGGCGCTGCAAGCTGCACGCGACCGCGCAGCGATCGGCGATGCATTTGACATCAGTCCGGAAACCAACGCGGGCCTGGAGACCCTGGCCGCGCGCCGCGCTCGGCTGACCGACACCACTCGGCGCATCGTCGAGGCTGCGCCGACGCCGGCGGCCGTCGAGGGCGTGGATCTGGCCGCGCAGGCGTTCGACCGCGCGCGCAGCGCGCGCCGGGCCGAGGTGCGCCAGCCGCTGCCGACGGCAGGCGCTGCGATCGCGCCGGCGTTGCCCGCTGGCACTCAGTTGCGCAGCCCGGGCCGCATGCAACAGCTTCGCATCGGCGCGGCCCAGCCGACCAGCCCCGCTGAGACGCCCATCACCCCGCCGGCTATCCAGCCGACGGCGATGCAGCCGCAGCGCTCGATGGACGAGCGCCGCGCCGAGCTCGATCAGCGGCTGGCGCAGTTCCGTCGCCAGCGCGCAGAGCAGGACGCCGCCGAGGAGGGCACGCCCCCGGTCGTGGACTTCTACCGTGAGCCGGACAACGAGCGAATCCGCAAGTCTTCCAGCGACCTGATCGAGTTCGACTGGGACACCGAAGACCCGCCGCGCGCGCAGACCAGCCCTACCGTGCCGGAGTTTGCACCAAGCGGGCGCCAATATGGGCAGGCCCCGGACGACGCAACCCCCGACTGGGTCATGGCCGAGGGGCGCAACCTCAACGTCCGCAAGGCGGAGGCGGGGGAGCTCGCGGACGCGTTCTTGGAGATCGCCCAGGCGCGCGATCAGGCGTTCCAGCTGCCCCAGGTGCCTGCGGAGGCGCGCACCCTGGAGGACATCGGCGCCGCGGTGGACCCGGCGATGCGGATCGAGCGGATGGACATCAACGACATCCGCGGCAAGTACCCGAAGGCCCGGGAGGCCTACCGCATCTCGATGCGCGACGGAACCGCGGCACGGTTCGTGGTCGAGGAGGATGGGGGCACCCAACTCAACGCCGCAGCGCTCGAAGAGGGCAAGAGCGGCGGCGCGGCCCTGTACGCAGCGGTCAACACGTTCGCCCAGCGCAACGGACTGCGCGCGCTGCCGGATCGTGACGGGCTGACTGAGATCAACAAGACCCGGCGCACCGAGCAGCAGGCCGCGTCTGGCATTCGTACGGGCACAGCGCAGCACCTCGTGCCCGACATCACCCAGGCGGTCGCCGGGTTTGAGATCGGCGGCGACGACCGCGCCAATATCGGCGCGTTGTTGATGAAGGGGTTCTCGAACACCGTCAACGCGATGCCGGAGGTCCACCAGCTGCGGTATAATTTCGACTCGGGTCAGTTCGAATGGACCAACGGGGAGAAAGCTGATGACGCAGATTTCGACAGGCTCGCCGAGTCTGACCCGGCGCGAGAGGCTGGCATTGGGCGCAGCACGCTTAAAAGAGCGGTACTCGCAGCATCCGTCCTTCGCGAAACTCGCCGCCGCGGCGTCGGATCCGGACGCGTACTGGGAAGCCTTGGCCGCCAGCAACTACAACAGCTGGCAGCTCCCGCCCTTGAGCGGATCTTCTACTCCCGCAACCGCGGGGGTGTAGCAGCACTTCCGGTATCCCGAACCGGCACTGCTCCGCTACGCAATTCAGCTCGCACTGAAAGCTCCGTCTGGGGAGAGCTGACCGAGGGCCTCGGGCGCCGCATGGCGCGGCGCCTGCGCGCCCAGCCGTGGCTGAAGGTGGTCAACACCCGCGCTGAGGTCGAGGAGCGCTGGCGCCGCCAGCTGACCCCCAGCGAGATGGTCGGCGGGTTCTACGCCCCCAACGGCGACGTGTACTTGATCGCCGACGAGATGCGCGAGCAGCAGGATGACGGCGCGTGGGTGGATGTGCCGGCGACGGCCATCGCGCTCCACGAGATCGGCGTCCACTACGGGCTGCGCGGAATGCTGGGCGGCGACTTCGCCGGCATCCTGGCCGACTTCGAGGCGTTGGCCAAGACGGACGCCCGGGTCAAAGCCGCGTTCGACCGGGTGCCTGCAGGCACCAACCCCAAGGACATCGCCGAGGAGGCGCTGGCCTACTTCATCCAGCAGAACTACGACCAGAAGGTCGGGCTGGTCGACCGCATCATGGCGGCGATCAACCGCTTCCTGCGCCGGTTCGGGGTCGAGCGGCAGCTGACGCCAGACCAGCTCCTCGCGCTGGCGCGCGGCGCCGCTGATCGCGCGTCCAGGGGTCAGTTCCGCGAGGGCTACGCAACTCGGCCCGATAGCGCCGAAGGTCGCGAGCGCGCAGCCGTGGAGGAGGCGCTGGCGTTCAGCCGGTCAGATACGACGGAGGGGTTCGCTTTCCAAACCGCACGCGATGGGCGCATGCGCGTCTCAGGCGACCTCGAACGTGCTCGGGCGCTCATCGCCGAAGCGAACATCCCGGTTCGCGGAGCGATCCGCCGCGATGCCCGAGGCGAGTATCTGGACATCTCGCCGACCTTCTCTGACGCAGTCCGCGCGGCCCTCACCGGGCGCGAAAGCACGGCGTCTCGCGCCGGGGTCGTGTACGATCATCCAAAAAACGCAAGCGGGGAGTACATCGGAGCGCCTCCGAAATACAACACCGCTCGCCGGATCGGCAAACTCCGCGAGCAACTGAAGGCGTTGGCGCTGGAGGGGGAGAGCGGGCGCTTCTGGTATGAAGAATCGAGTGAAGCCATTCTCGATTTCGTCGGCGGTAACGTCGAAGACGCGGATCTACTGGCCAAGCTGCTGGCGATTTATTCACCCCAGGCCCGCGTCGACTCCAATACCACCCTGGCTATCCGTGCGTATTACCAGCTTAAGGCTGGGGTGCCGGTGCGCGTAAAGACCGAGGTGCAGGATCGCAAGGCGCAGGCGGCGTTTAACAAAGCACCTTTGCGCGAATGGATGGGGGAGAAGACTAATAATTTCTACCTCAACTTGATGACGCGAATCGATCCGGCGCGGGTGAAAGATCTGCAGGGCGCGACCATCGACATGTGGATGATGCGAGCGTTCGAGTACCCCTCTGACGCTCCTACCGCTACGCAGTACCGCTTCGCGGAGATCGAGACAAACCGACTCGCTCGGGAACTCGGGTGGGAGCCTCAGCAGGTACAGGCAGCGGTCTGGGTGGCTATGAAAGCCCGAACCGAAAACCCTGAAGTCAAGGCTAAGACCGAAGCTGACTCTGTCGCCGCCGGAGATCTTCGGTATGGGGAGCGGGGGGTGCGGGTGTTCGCAGGAGCGGACGCCGAGGTCCGGCACGCTGCGCGCTGGACGGCAAACGCTCTCGCCCACGAGCCCACCGAGGCGGACGCAAAACAAGCCGGGTTCCATTTCGGCGATGGGCTGCGTGCCAACGGCGGGCAACTGGCGTGGGAAGCCACGCCAAGCAAAAGCGTGACATTGCTTCCTTGGATCCATGACAACATGGAGGCGAAAAACGAGCTGCAGGCCCGGATGGCAGAGACCATCGGGGACCGAATCCTTCGCGAGTTCGGGGTGCTGGCCGAGACGTCCGTGTTCGGCTACGGGGGTTGGCAGGGGGCGGTATCGCCGTCCAACCAAGAGCGCGTTGCAGTTGCGTCCGAGTACCGTGAAGTTCCGGGGAAAAAGACCGCGAAGCCACGGGCCACCGAGGTCGCGGCAGCACGTATCAGCGCAGCCGCGGCCGTATATGGACTGCTGCTCAAACAGGACGGGGTCGCGTGGCACCGCCCGTTCTACTCCGACACCAACGCCGTCAGCAATGGCGTTCATCTCGACATCGGGCGCCCGTTGACGCCGGACGAAACGCAGACCCTCTACGACGCCGTTACCAGTGCTATCATGGCCAAGGGGGTGTCGGAAGATATCGCCCGAGAGGTCGCCCCGATCCCTCACGAGACGGGCGTTCGGTTCCTCAATTTTGGCCAGCTGGAAAAGAACGACGACCTGTTCAAAGCGGTCACCCAGGCAGCGCGTTCGCTGCCGGAGGAGCTGACCGCCACGGCGCTCCGTTTCCGATCCGACGGCGAATTGGTATGGAACGACTGGAAGGAGAACGCCAATGGCGAAGGTTATCGACGGCGGATTCTTGAGGCCGGGTTCGGGGATCAGCTTGGGCGGCTTGAGGCTGAACTCGGTCCCGCTATCGAAGGCGTCTTCCGAGAAGTCGAGCGGAAGTACCAAGGCGGAGAAGTCAAGTTCAGCCACTCTGGGCGTCGACGAGGTGATGTCGGCGGACCTGACGCAGCTGGCAATCGACTCGGACAAGCGCTTCCGCAAGGAGGTGTAGCACCGCCGTCCTTCTCGGCCCGCAAGCCGCAGAAGGACGCAGTGACGGCGCTTGCTGTCCACTACTCGCCAGTGGGCGGGCTGAACGCGTTGGACCCGACTTTCGCCGGCACCGCATTTGCTGGCGGGGAACGCCGACGCTTCGGCCCTGGGCGTTTCGGGCTTGAGAGCCCACGCCTCAACTTCTATGTGCAGGAAGACGGGGGGCCACAGCCCGGCAAGGAGCAGGCGCTCGCCTCGGCAAAGAACGGCTATTCTGTTCGCCTGACGAACCTCTACGATTACGCCGCCGACCCGCGCGGATTCGTTGCCGACACATACCCAAACGCCGATGCCCTTGAGGAAGAAGTGGCGGACGCCGGGTTCGACGGCATTTTGTTCGACCGGGTTGCCGGCATCCCCAACCGTACCGCAGTCCTCTTCGGGTTCAAGAAAAAAGTGCCGGTGGCCCCGGTAGAGGATGCTGGGGTGTTTGGCGAAGACCGGATCCGCAAGTCCAGCAGCGCCGCGGAGCAGCCCCGTGACGACCTCGGCCGGTTCGCCGAAAAGTCGGAAGGTCGCGCGCCGCGGGCAAAGCCCGACAAGCGCTTCTCCACCTCGACCAAGAACGAGGTCATGGAGGAAGAACGCGCGCTGCTGGCGAAGGATCCGGTCTTCTCGGCGCTGCCGTCGCGCGCCCATGAAGACCTCGTGATCGAGGCGCGCCAGACCCTGAAGCGCGATCCTGGCGCTGCAGAGCAGCTCGCCTACGAGCTGTCCGAGGGCATGGTGTCTACGGTGTCCGAAGAGCAGGAAGCCCTCCTGCTGGTAGGCAAGATCGAGTTGATGAAAAAGCGTGCGGAGGTCGCGCGCGTGGCCTTCGATCGTCGGTACTCCGAAGAGCGCCGCAACAAGGCCCGGTACGACTGGGATCAGATCGAGAGCCGCGTGACCATGCTGGACGTGGCCACGAAGACCACCGGCGCGATCTGGGCGCGCACCGGCCTGCTGCGCCAGCGCGTACTGCGCGAAGACTTCACCTTCGACTCGATGGCGGAGAAGCTCGCGCGTGCTCACGGGCGGCCCTTGACCGCGAACGAGGCCGAAGAGCTGACCCAGATGGCGGCGAAGATCCGCAGCCAGGAGATCGCCCTGGATGAAGCTCGGCAGAAGCTCGACGAGGCGGCCGATCTGGCGGAGTCGCAGCGGATGCTGACCGACATGGTCACGCGCGCAACGCGGTACCTCCGCAGCGAGACCAAGGCCCGCTCGCGTTCGCTTCTCGACGTGATGCGACAGATGGCTGACGAGTCGCGCGCCGCGCTGGCGCGGATGGACGCCCGCAAGATCGGGGTCAACCGGCCGTCCCAGCGCAAGCAGGGCGGCGCGGTGGACGTCGCGCGCATCTTCCACCTGACCCGCATCGGCGCCGCGGAGCTCGTGGAGATGGGCTACACCAGCGCGACGTGGTCGAAGGCCAAGTACCACGAGTGGCGCAGCCGCATGCGTCGGGCGCTGGGCCCGCGCAAGTTCGCCTACAGCGAAGACCTCATGCCGGGCATCGCGAAGCAGGCGCGTGCCGACCTCGACAAGATCAACGCAACGAAGGAAGAGCGGATCCGGGCCGCCCTGGACGTGGGCGAAGGCGGGCTCACGCACGCAGACGTCTACGAGCTGATCGAGGCTCTGGTCGACGGCGGCATGCGCGGCGAGACCGAGATCATGGAGGAGGCCACCCGCCTGCTGCAGGAGGCTCAGCCGGGCATCGCGCTGCGCGAGGTCCGCCGCCTGTTCACCGACTACGGCCGCGCCCGGTTCCCGTCGAACGATGAGGTCAAGCGCGAGACCCGGAAACTGCGGGAGCTGCAGCGGATCCAAGAGAGCATCGATCGGCTGGAGGAGGGGCTGCCCGCACTCAAAACCGGACAGCAGCGAGACAAGACCGACGCCGAGATCCGCGAACGCCGCAAGCGGCTCAACGAGTTGCTGCGGATGGAGGAGCTCAAGAGCGCCGCCGACCCGACCCGGCTGGCGACGTTCCAAGACGCGCGCATCTCAAACCTGAAGAACCTGATCGCAGACCTCAAGCGCATGCTGGAGACCGGCGAGCGCCCGATCGCCATCCCGAGCCCGCCGCCGACCGACGAGATGGTCAAGCTCCAGGCCGAGGTTGCGGATCTCCGCAAGAAGATCCGCGAGCAGGATCGCACCGGCGCCGCCAGCAGCCGCGCGGCCAAGCGCTTGCTCGAGCGCGAGGAGATGCTCGCCCGGCGACTGGCCGACCTGCAGAAGCGCATGCTGACCGGCGAAGGCCCAGCCAAGCGTGCACCGAAGACGGACAAGTCGCCCATCGAGAACCAGATCGCCGCGCTGCAGGCCCAGCTGCGGGCTATCGAACGCGCGAAAAAGCCCAGGCTGTCGCGCGCCGAGCGAATCAACCGGGCGCGTATTCGAGCGCTGGAGCGGGAGGAAGAGCTGCTGACCGAGGAGCTGCTCACGACCCTGCGCCGCCCAGCCAACGAGCCGGTGCCGCCGACGGCGGAGGTGGAGGCCAAGGCCGCCGCAGTCGCCGCACTGCGCCAGCAGGTGCGCGACCTGCGAGCAAGCATGGTCACCCCGGAGCAAGCCGAGCAGGCCTACCAGCTGGGTGTCAGCAAACTGCTGGCGCGGCAGATCAAGGTCGTCGAGGCGCGACTGGCCTCGGGCGACTACAGTCCTCGCAAGCGCGCGGACAAGCAATGCTC